CATGAAATCAGCGCCACTATCATTTCTGTCGGCATACTGTTTTCCTTTCTGTGATAGTTTCTTTTCCCGGAATTACTCCGCTAATTCCGGGCAATCAAGGGCAATCAGAACATCCTTCACCTGTTCCTGAATTCTCGCCGGAACATCTGCAAAGGTTTTCTTGCCCTTGATAATCAGGGTTGCATAAACAACTGCCATTTCATTCACATCCTTTCTAAGTAGAATTCTTATGATTAGATTGAACAACATCAATCATCACCATCCAACAAAGCCTGAACTGCTTCATTAAGCTTATCCGGAACATCTGCAAGGGTTTTCAGCCCTTTCCTGATAAGTTCCGCATATACTTTAGCCATTTTAATCGCTCCTTCCTTACGCCATCACTTCGTAAACTTCACACAACGCAAGCTGTGTATCTGTGATCTGCTGAGATAATGACGCATTTTCCGCCACCTGATTCAAAATGAATTCGTCTTTGGTATACTGAATCATGTTGAATTCGTAACCAACGAATTCATTTTCAGAAACTTCTTGAATACTAGTGCACTCCCAAACACTGAATTCATCGATTACGATTGTATCAGGTTTGACGGTGCTTTTTACTTTTCCGTAATCAACCATTTTTTACACCCCTGTTTTAGAAGGTACATACACCAACCGCCCGCCGATATCCCGATAGCGAGTGGAAGCAGGATCAGTCAGATTCCAACAGAAAGCGCCGCAAGTTAAGCCATTACTCCATATACCGCCCAATCTAGCCGCCACCCAGCCTCCGTTCTGATTCCAGTAGCAGTCACCGACAGGAAGGGAAGAATTGCCGGAAGTTTCGCCAGTAACGAACATCCAATTAAATTCTTCTGAATAACAGAAAGCGGAAATGTACCCCACGCCATAGCACGGGTGAAGATTAGTATCAACATACGGGGAAGCACCTGTGTCATCAGCAAAGTCATGATCTGCCACATAAAGCGTCCCACGCTCTCCCGTTGAACCGCCCTTAGGTGCCCAATCTCCCGGGTCCTGCTCGTTCATGCCATCAACCCAAGTCCAAATGTTCCCCCAAAGGTTTTCTTCACCACGATAGGAAACACAATTATAACCGTTGGTATTTTTAACAGACCCGGAAGCATTACCAAGATTCACAGTTGCCCCGGTGACTTCTGACATATTTGTATTGCCATCATCAGTTTTACTGCTTACACCGTTGCCAATATTTTTCTGCATATCGAAAGAAGCATATTCAATCAACATCAGCATTTGCGAAGCACCAACCGTTGCAGCATAAGACTGTTCCCACCCTGTACCACGGTTATGTGCAAGCTTCCTTGCTGCATCTCTCGTAAGGGCAGTATGCCAGCCGGAAAGGGGCTTTGCGCTGGCAATGCTGGAAAGCATATTGCTTGAAGTATCACCGTTTGCCATATCATCCAAAACATAATCGGTTGTCTGCAAGCATCCTTCAAAAGCTGCAAGGTAAATCTTTTCAAGCTGCCTGCCGTTAGAAATGAACGCCGGGTGAAGCTTGAATCCAGCCTTTGCGACCGGGGACACATAATAGCGGGCTTTTCTCATAAGCTGCCCTTTGTTGGTATTCTCCACAAGCAGCGGAACAACCTTATAATAAAATTTAGGCTGTTCAACCATCGTCTGAACTTTGGTTCCGACCGTGTAAGTTCCGGCATTTTCACCTTCATTAATAACAATCTGCTGTGTCAGTTTACCAGTAGTTGAAAATCCCGCTTCACCGTAGTAAGCTACAATCTTTCCCGCATCGGTAATATTGCAGCGTTTACGACCTCCAAAGCAAGGAATATCATCAAAACCTTCCCCCGGTGTGCGGTTCACCGCTGCCGCAAGGCGGGTGAATTTCTTGTTTACAAGATCCACTTCCACGCCGAAAATATCATCATCGGTATAGCCCACAAACGCCTGTAAATCGGAAATCTGTTTCTGCAATTCCTGAATATCCCCGATTGTGGCAACTGCCGCCTGATCCACTTCAAGGGAAACATTTTCAGCGTTTCCAACTGTGGTTACAAGCTGAACATACGCACCGGAAACGGTAACACTGTTATATGCGGGCATATATAAATTGCCAGAAGTTTCGATTGTAACAGCATAGAGAATTTCACCAACATCAGGATCAACCGCATACAAGCCTAAAGCCTTCATGTAATACCCCGCTGTCAGTTCGGTATTGGTAAAGGCGGCTTCAACCTTGATTGCAACTTCATTTGTGCGGGTTACTTTAGAAATCAGGCTTGTCTGCTTCACATTAGAAAGGGCAGTCAGCCCTTCAAGCTGTGTATCCGTATATGCGGTGCTGGAAGCTGATACTTTGGTAAATTCAATGTTGCCGCTCCCCGCAATCATTTTTGCAAGCAACGCTTGCCCATTTTTAGTTATTACTAACTTTGAAAATTCTGCCATAGTATTTCAATCCTCTCTTATTATTTTATTTCAACAATTTCAGAATTGATTACCCCGCCGCTATGTGAAGCCAAACCATTTACAACAACATTTTCTTTGCTATCATTGGTAATGAAGAACTGTTCTACAACACAAACGCCCCCTGTAATCAAAGCAAAGCCTTTCGCGTCGCAGGAAATTTTGTTGTCTGAAACAATCATAATGTTACAAGGAATCATGCTGTTAATGATACGTTCCAGTTCTTCTATCTGTCCGAACGATTCAAGGCTTGTTTCAATTTTAACTCTATAATGCAAATAATCTTTTATAACGGTGAAATCAGAATCACCGCATAAAATGGCCAACTTTGCAATAAAGCCTTTCAGCGTGTATGCAACAGTATTAAACCATCGGGCTTGAACTCTTGCACGGCGGCTTTTAAGGGTATCTTCTGTTAAAGGTAAAATGTTCAAGATTTTTTCAAACCTTGAAATACCGTATTCATCAGCCGATTCAATGAATTCATTTTGAAGAACTCTTTCAGCGGCTTTCCATACAAGCACAAATTCAGGGTTTTCCGCTTCCAAAGTTACGGCAATTTCCTTGAAATCAGCCATGAACGGGGGTAAGTAAGAAACAAGATCAACTGTTTTCGTCACGCACTCGCCCCCTTAAACACGGGAACTTCATATTTCCCTAAAGTCAGATTATCAGAAGCCCCGTTTATTTTGGTGCTGTCAATATCCACAATCCCCTTGATACCCAAAAGGCGGGTTTCAATTCGACTGATACGAACCACCAAATAAGGCGAATCGGCCCACGATTTACGAAGTTCAAGCAAATAGTTTGAAATAACTTCATTGATTGAACTTTGAAGGTTCGCCCACCCATAGCCAACATCAAAGGTAATGTTGGTTTTCACGGTCACTTCACGATTTTTCGCACTTTGTACCTTCACAACATGACCGATAGAGGCAACCCCGTAACCTTCCCCGGCATATTCGTCAGGATCAATAACTTGCTGCACCGTTTTAATCAGCGTGTCAGAAGCAACCCCAAAATCAGAATTCAGGATTGTTAAAAGCACCGTTCCCCCGGTCGTCAGCTTCTTTTCTGCTGCCGCCATGTAAACAGTAGAAAGCCAAAGGGCAACTTCCTGATCCAGCGTTTCAACAATTCCTTCATACCACGCTTTCACTTTTGCGGAAGGTATCATTTCAGCGGGGCGAATATCCCTGTTCCAAATCCTTGTTACTTTTGTACTCCCAACACCCGGAATAGCGTTTGTTTTTTCAAGGTAATCTTGAACATTGCCGCCAAAGGCTTTTTCCTTGAAAGAGTTGAAATAACGGGTTCGCAAATCTTCCGTTTCTTCTTCATCCTCGCCGGGAATAAGAATTTCAGTAAGCTCAGCGGTTTCAAGTCCTTCAATGTATTCAATCGGAATCATAGTTCCCAAATGCTGATTTCCTACAATTCCGGGGGTTTCACATTGCACTTGATATTCACCATCAGTGATTTTTTCAAGTACAATGTAATTCATTGAACCGATATTAAACCGTTGTCCGGTAACATCAATGTTTGTAGGAGTGAATTCGCCTTTCAAAACAGCCTTTGTTGCTGGATATGGGGTAATTCCTCTTTCCTTGCAACGCAAAATGAGATATTCCCTTGAAGCACTATCCCCGTATGCTTCCGAAAGAACCGTGTTCAATTCCGCATACAACATTTGCAATTCAAGAGCTGTTGGGGAATGAGTGTCAAAAATAACTGAACCTTCCCGCTTGTCGAATTTGTCAGATACCCTTGAAAGCATCCGTTCAAGAATCTCATTATAGGTAACATCATACATTAAAAATTCACCACCTTTTTAGCCGCCACATCACCGAAAATAGTGTGTGCGGTAAAAGTTACATGGATTTCACCTTTTTTTGAAATGTTAAATTCAAAATTATCCACGCTTTTAATTCGATCATCCCATGTAAGGGCTTCCGTGATTCTGCGTTCCAATTCGGGGCATACATAAGAAACAGGTTCACCGTATAAATCAAGCAATTCAATCCCGTAATTCCACGAATACATAACATATTGGTATCGTTCTGTATTCAGAATTTTGTAAATTGCCTGAATCATTGCTTCCTGCCCGTCTGTATATCCCCGGATCAGATTGCTTTCAAGATTCATCTTGTAAGTATGGGTTGGCTGTTCCTCAATCTCGAAATCCTGTTCAAGAAAGGCTGTGGTTGAGGGTATCATCCGATTCTATCCACCACAATATATTTTTGCCCGCCCTGCTGCCGGATAAGGATCACTTCATCACCGACAACCAACCCATTGTGAACGGTGATCTGAATTTTACCCATAGCGTGAACATGGGAAGGTACAACCGGGGCTGTTCCCCCGTCTGTATCGTTTCCCGTGTAATAATAGTTTTTCACATTGCCCCCGGTAATGTAGGTTTTGAAGTTCGTAACATTCCGAGTAAGAATAAGCTGCCCTTCACCCAAAGGCAATTTCTGTTCCACAAGGATTTTCAAGGGGGAAGCACTTGTTACCTTTCCGAAACAGACTTCAACGGGCTTTGAAGCCTTCACCGCATCCAACGCTGCCCGTTTGATTGTTTTCATCAACTCAACTGCATCAGGCAATAAATTCACCCCCTCGAAGTGTTAAATCCATAAAATGTGAATCCAGCTTAAAGGTGTGTTTTACCTTTTCAACCAACATAAAATTCTTTACATTGGTATCACCCAAAGCAAGATTTATCACAACCATGCTTCCGGCTCTAACCCGTGTATCACCGATTGCATTTGTGATTTTCAGATTTCTTGTTTTGCTGTTATATAGCTTTAACAGGGCATCCGCTAGATCGGAAGAGCACACGTCTGAACTCCAGTC